ATCCACCAGTCCCCCCCATACCATAAAGCAAACTTGGGTTAAGACCTGCTTCTTTAATCATTGCTAATTGTGCAGGATAGTTTGTTTTCTCCCATGTATCAAGTTGGATTTCCTGACCTTGTTTATTTAGTTCCATTTGGTTACGCATTTGTAGGTTCATGAGTTTCTTCTGATTTTCAAATGACCTTTTTTCGCGTTTGCGTTGTGTCAACATTGATATTGCGCCTGTTGCTGCGCCTGCTATTGCTTGACCTAATCCCATTGTAGTAATTATTTAGTAAGTTTTTCGCGCTTTTTTTAAAAAAGCGTGTGTTCTTATCTTGGTATATAAGAACACACGCGTACCAATCCTATTTTGACTCTCCGGTATCTCCGGAAGCTTTGCCGTGTGTTGACTCGGGTTCCCCGTCTTTCTTTGGCTCCATTTTTATGGTTTTAGCATCCTCTTTAGGTTTATCCTCCGATTTCGCTAATTT